CTGGAAACTCTACTTGCCCTACTTTTGGAATGTCGATAATCATTCTACTTTTCCTGTAGCTGGATTAAACTTCTTAATAGCACCTGGTCTTGCCATTGGTGCAATTGGTGTTACTTTGTAGAAATCAACAATATCTTTCATTTCAGGATTTTTACCTAAAGTATCTAGTTTTCTGTTGTATTCACCAATGCTATATTCAGCGACTCGTTTGGATGCGTTAGCAATTTGTTTAATTTCTTGTGGTGTCAGGCTATCAATATCACCTGAAAATGCTCTTTCAGCCAATTTTCCTTCGCTTTCAGTAATAGCACCTTCACCGCGCATTGACTTACGACCTTGTAGCGTAAGTTCAGCAAAACCACGAATGGCTTGGCGAGTATTGGCAATAGTTTCTGCTGTGTCTTTACCTGTTACACCTAAAACTTGACCTACTTGTGCTATTTTTAACTGTGGAGAAGCAAATGGACCAGCAATAATTTTGCCTGTATCTACTGCACCAATAACTCGATCTGCTGCATCAATTTGAATGTTTGCGCCTTGTGCTTGGATTTGTGCATCTTTTAGCATTGGACCAACTTGTGCTGCAATACCTTTTCCTGTATCTACATTTATATTAGTTGATGGAGTTTTTCTAGCCATGTAATCAGTAAATGATCCTTTAAAACCATTTCTTACAGCATATTCATATTCTTGAACAGTAGATGGTGCTTTTTCTGATTTAGCAGTAAGTTCTGCATATTTAGCAGGGTCAACTTGAGCCAAATATTGAAGTGCTGCTGTATTTGCTAATGCAGGATCTATAGTTCTTGGTAGATTTGCTTGTAAAGCAGAAACAGTCTCTGCTTGTGCCATATCTCCACCAAACTCAGGGCGCATTAACATCTCTAATTGCGATCCTTGACCTGTAGCCATAGGAATATTCTGTGGTCTTTCTGCTGCTCTTAACATCTTTTGATACTGTTCTTGGGCTTGTTGCTTTTTCTTTAATTCGCCCAACTGCATACCAGTTAACATTTGCTTTAGATTGCGATCAAATGATTGGTTATATCCTTCCATGCCTGCGCCTAACGCGCTACCTAGTATTTGTCCTGTGCTGATAGGTTGTCTTGTTTGTCCAGACTGTCCTAACAAGGCAATAGCAGCGTTTAGTAAGGCTTGCTGACCAGCACCAGACTGCATCCGTTGTGTTTCGGCAGGACTAATAAACTGAGAATAGTCTGGTTGTTGTCCGAATAAAGCTGATAGATCAATTGCCATAATTTATCCTAGTAAAGAATTTGGATTTCTTGCTCTTTGTAGAGCTAATAAGTTATAAATGCCTGAGTAATCAACATTGCCTTGTGGCATCTGTGTTCTACCACCCATCTGCATTTGTGGCATTTGTTGCTGTGGTTGTTGTCTACCACCTAGTAAACCACTTGCTGCTCTGAGTCCTTGTAATGCTTTTAATGGCGATATTGTCGAAGGCAATGCTTTTGCTGCTGCTTCAATCTCAGCATCTATAGCAGCCATCTCTGATGGTAATGTTGTGGCTGGTACAGCATTACCGCCAGGAGTTAATGTTACCTCTCTAGAATAATCTGTTATTGGTGCGCCACCACCACCCATGTTGAAATCTTCACCTGTAGTAGCAAACCCACCACCCATGTTGAAATCTTCGCCTGTGTAGTAGCCACCACCGCCACCCATGTCAAAATCTTCGCCTGTTGTAGCAAAGCCACCACCACGCAATTGACTGCCTAATTCAGCACCAACCTGTTGACCAGCATAAGACTTGCCACCAGATATAAGACCTTCTTCTAAAGTTCCACCTTCTTCAAATGTGTCGACTCCCTCAATAATAGGCAATGCCCAAGCATTTCCAGTAGCAATAGCAGCAGCTTTAGTGGCTGCTTTTAAAGGGTCATCTGCTGCTTCTTGTATTTGGCTTTCAACAACATTGCCAGCAAATTGACCCACATCTTCTAAAGCAGATCCAAGATCAGAAACAATTGGTATTCCTCCACCGCACATAATTAATCCTTTAAGTGTTTGACTGTATTAAAGCCAACAGTTTTATAACCTAGTCTTTCATAAAACTGTCTGGTTTTATCCATCCCTACTGCTGTTGTCTGTCCTAAATGCAGATCATCTGCACCCATATCTTTAGCCCATGCTTCTAGTGATTTTACTAGTTTAAGTGCTGCTCTACTACCTCGATACTCAGGTAATACAAAGAACCCTAGATCGCTTACTCGCTTACGATTACTAAAAAAGTATTCATGCGATAGACCAGATATAAACCCAACAATTCTGTTGTGTTCTATTGCGATAAAACCTACTGCATTAGGGTTCTTAAATAACTGTAGAATCTTGTGCTTCTCAGGTGTTGCGTAAGAAAACTCTGCCTCGGCTACCATTTTGGTAACCAGTTCAAAAAACTCCTCTAAACGATGTAGACTAAGTTTTTCTACTATCAGAAGAAACCACCGCCTAGTAATCCACCAAGTGCAGCACCGCCTAATGCACCATAAGTGCCACCGATAGCAGGGAATGCTTGACCTAGTGCGTAACCGCCTAGACCGCCTGCAATTCCACCGCCAAGGACTCCTGCACCACGATTCTGATAGGTAGGTGCGCTAGTTGTCTGTGTGCCATAGCTTCCTAATGGAGTGCCATAGACCGATGACAGATAGCCTTGTAATTGCTGATAGGGTAACTGTTGTCCGAACTGATAACGAGCCAATTGCTCTTGTAGAGGCTGTGCTGCGATAGCCTCTTGTTGTGCGCCAACTTGGGCTAGTGTCTGAGAAGGTAGGAATTGCTGACCATAGAATTGAGGTGCTAGACCAGCTAACTGAGCTTGTTGCAACTGAGCCTGTTGCTGTAGTCCTCTTTCCTGTTGGTACTGTGATCCTGCAATATTGGCTGTAATATCCCCTAGAGACCGCCCATAAGCCTCTGTAGCCGTTCCTAATGCTCTTTCCATACTACCACTACCCAAACGACCAGACTTGCTGTAAAGACTCGATATGCCTGGCAATACGGATTGGCTAAATTGTTGGGTTAGTGGGCGAGTAGCAGCTTCCATCATGGCTTGTTGATAAGGATTCGCATTTAAGAATCCACCAGCAGCAGTTTGTCCAACTTGACCTAAAGATGACTGATAAGCCTGTTGTGCTTGTTGTAGAACAGGGCTTTGCTGACGAGCAATAGCCTCTTGTTGAGCAATCGACTCAGTAGTAGCAGCCGATGGGCTTACATAAGTCTGTCCAGGAAAGAACTCAGGTTGTTGACCTGTAAGAAATAGACTCCGCGCCCTCTCTAAACCTTGGGTAAGGTAGGGCAATAGTGCTGGATCTACTGACGAGGTTTGTGTAGTTGTTGCCATAATTTTCCTATCCTACGATGATATATTTATAAGTCATACCTGATACTGAATTAGCAGGATGACTAATAGTTGCACTTCCTGCTGTCGTTGCCGATATATAAGGCATTGTAAAAAGATTACTGGTATAGCCATTTGATGATAGATAACTCATTGTGGCTATGATGCTAGGTGTTGCTGGTCTAGTAGGTGAAGTATCTGTACCAAAATGCTCAATCGTTACACCAATATCAGATGGTCTCCAAACTAACTCTACATAATCGTTTTTCTCTAAACCAATAAAGAAGTTTAATGAGCCAATCATATGACTTGGAACGCCTGCACTTTTTCTTTGTGAGATACCAAATTTACTGTTTGATGCTGCTACATTAGTACCATTTTTTCTAAACCATACATCTACAAACTCAGGATCATTAACTGTGTTTTTAAACTGCACACTAAACTGAATGTTGTAGAGTCCAGAGTAACCTGCTGTTAGTTTCGTATTTGTTACTAGACTTGCACCTAATGCATAGTCTGTAGTGCTAAACGACATAATATTGGCTGCGGTAGTTGTTGTCGCAGCTTGGTCTGTATCATCTTGTACAGCTAAATAAGGGTAAAACGCACTAGCAGATACATCGTCTGCTGGCATTAGGATAATTACTGATCCTGAACCAATCCGAGCATCTGTTAGTGTCGTAGTGCTTGCACCACCTGTAGCTAAAGTAACCGACCCTGTATTATTAGTCTTACCATTCATAATGCCATTGACTACTTCAGCAATTCCACGCTGATCTGATCCGAATGGCGGTAAAACTCTAAACATTACCTAGTTCCTAATTGGTTTAAATCAATGTCCAATCCTACTGCCGATGTCCAGCTACCTGTAGGTGTTAATTGTAGACGATGATACCGCCCTACACCACGCACAGACACTCTATTTTCGCTATCTGCTGCGGTCTGAGAGCCAAATGCTGTGGCTTCTGATAAAAGCCTACGAGATAACAAAGCTACCGACCCAGAGCCATCATCCACGATGGGTTTTACCATTGTGATTGAGGAAGTAGCACCTGGCACTTCTATATCGCCTGTTTCTATAAAGGCTGTAGCATTAGCACCTGTAAAAGTAACAATCTTTGCACCATCTACACCAGCTAACTGTAGTTTTCCACCAAGCCAAAGTCTGCTATCAAAGCTAGTAAGGATAGTTTCTAATGTTCCGTAGGTATCCATGCCTTCTAAAGTAACCGCAGGAGTAGAGGTAGATGCTATTCTGTCTACAGAAGTAGTACCGCTAGACCATTTTTGAGTCTGATAGTTGTAAATAAGTAGGCTATCAGGTGTAGCAGAACTATTGGATGCGTATGCCCAAATAATAAGTTTCTTAACTGGATCTGCTGCTGCCGACATGAGGTACAAAGTACCTTCATCTACATTATCAAAAAAGAACCTGTTTACTTTTTCGCTACCAATAGGAATTACATTCTGTCCATCACAGGCATAAAAGCCATCATCGCCTAAGAAAAACGCTGTGCCACCATACTGAATAATAGAATTAGCCTCATAACATCCTAAGTTACGACTAATATTGTCGAACTGAAAGACTAAAGGACTGCCAATATAAGACATCCGATGGATTGCTCGATCCATAAAGATTAGACCAAACTCACCACCTGTTACACCGACTACAGAGCCACCATCAGGAATATCCTGAAAGTCTGCTTGGGTAGTAGCGGATTGAGTCCAACTAGCCTCATCGCCTAATGCTGACCATTGCACTCTGTTTGGATAACTTGATTGATAGCCAGACACTACAA